AAAGCGCCTATAAAGACGCTTTTTTGTACTTTATAATTGCTAACTTAATTTGTATTAACCACCAGTACTTAGGGTACCGATCGTTCTAGATACCGCTGTTCCGATTCCAGTTCCTGTTGGGGTCTGGATAGCGTTGTCGTATCTCACAGAAAGTGTGATTGTTGCTGGATCTGAAGTTGCGTATGCCAATTGGTTGTAGTTCACATTCTCAACATATGCACCATACAATTCCCATGTCTCTAAAACATTTGGAGCGCTCGCACCATTACCACCGTCAAGCATTTCAATCCTGCCTGTGAATTTGTAGTCGATACCCGATGCCGCACTCGACTGTTCAAAGAAGTCGAACTGCTTCTGGATCTGCTCGCCAACCAGTTTGGTCACTGAGTTGTTGACGTCATCTCTTAGAGTGATAGTGATTGGATCCCATGTGTGTTTGCCTGCAACGTATACTTTTGAGTTGTAAACGTCTAGCGTTACTGTGTCAAAAGTCAGGTTAGGTCTTGCTATGTCTATGACCTGTTTGGTAAGTTCTGATCTCGGTGTTGATACTCCAAAATTCTCCAGGATCGCTCTGAAACGATACTGTAGTTTCGGCATCAATAAGCCTTGTGATGCTGAACTCTGATCGTTTGCTAAAGGTACTGTGAATTTTGATAAAGTTGATATTGCCATTTGTTTCTCCTATCTATTTATTCCAAAATTAGTTCCCTAAATTTGCAATCTCTCCTGTGTTTTTGATTCTCAATGGTATGTATATGAACTCGACCGACTTCACTGGTTCGATCGCAATATCCACGTACAGTTCATTCCTGTCTATCCTTGTGGGCGTGTTGTTGGTGTCATCACACACTACTAGGAAGTCATACAACGCCCTCTGACCAACAAGTTCTAACAAGAATGACTCGATCGCTTGTTTGATCTCGTTCCTTGTCAGCTCATCGTTTGGTTCAAAGATGAACGGTTTGGCAATAGCATCCAATTGTGTTCTCAGATACACTGCCAATCTTGATACGTTGATCCTGTCCAATGCTGAACTCGCCGATGTCTTGGTCAAGTTACCGAAGTTCACGATACCAGCACCTGAGAAGAAAGTTATTGGGTTAACTTTGACCTCGTGCATACTATCTCTCACTGACTCCGCAACAGATATTGTTTGGAATTCTCCCGACGTGGCGTCAATGTAGCCCACTGCTGTGGCATTGTCCACGATACCTCTTCTGGTACCTGCTGGAGCGAACCATGGGAAAGCAACGTTGTCGTTGTTCGCCAGTGTCCTCATTATCATGTGACTAGGTGGGACAACGATCGACTTGCCTGTGTTGTCTGTGGTTGATCCTGAAGGGTAGAACACTCCCAAGTAATCACTTGAACTCACAAGACCGTCCTCGCCGTTGTCTGTGGCGGCCGCTGTGTTGTTTGCCCAGTTGGTGATAGCCGTTGCTGTTCCTGCCAATCTCATAGGTGTGTCACCTACCACGAACGCTGTGTTGTTCCTGTCGGTGTTTAGGTTGATCATGTTCTGGATCAGTTCCGGATATCCAGGACAAGCAATAACGTTGTAGCCTCTTTGGTCTTCCCTGATTGCTTGGTTGGTGTCTATCTCAGATTTCAACTGTGCAACGATGACTTTCCTCTGTGCCTTCCTTCCAAAAGTGCCAGAGCCGTCCGCGTTGTTGCCTGACTTGGTAACCCATCTGTCTGGGTAGTAACCAGCAACCGATTCGTTGTTGAATCTGATGTTACCCAATCCTAATGATCCCGAACCAGGATAAGCAGTCGTCGTAATGTAACTGTTTCTGTATTCCTTAACGTTGTAACCACTTCTCCTAGTGTTCCAAAGCATGATACCTTGTGGATATAGTGCTGGATCTGGAGCATCCGGATCTAAGAAGTTGTCACTTAGTAGATTCTTGATTGTTGAAGCGGTACCCGCCTGTGTGCTGTTGTTGGCGTTCCTGTCTGTTGAAGTGTGCCATCTAGCGTCAGCGAAAACAACTCCGTCTTCTGTGGTCTGATCTGCCTTATCAACAAGTTCCCAGGCCGCGCCTGATGTTGTGACAACAACTTGGTTTGCGGTGTTGCTTGAACTTAATGTTGCAGATGTGTTGTATCTGTACAGTTTCGGATAGTTCTCAAGATCGCTTGTGTCGATCCATAAGTCATTTGTGACAAGTGCTGTACCGTCTGACTGTGTGGTCGGTGCCGAAGCAGTGAACTGTGGACCGTTTGGATCCGTTGAAGCATATTGATTTAGGTATCCAACCCATGTTGTTCCGTTGTGTACCATGATGTCTGCTTCGTCAACTTTAGTGTCGTACCAAAGTGTTCCGTCTGTTGGCTCATTGTTCGGAGCGTTTGTTGATGCTGTGTAACTTAGACGTTTCCAGTTTGTAGCGATAACTTCGTTACCCACTGTCGAGTCTTCTGAGTCACCTGTTGGTGCCACGTACAAGTTATCAACCAGAGTAGTCGAGCTGGCAGTGTAAGTTCCGTAACTGTGTGCGTCACTTGTACCAAAACCTGCGTCATCTAGTGGAGTTCCTGAAGTGTTGTTCATTCTGAAGTCACCACCCAGTTTGTGTTTGATCTCTATTGCGCCAGCAAATTCACCTGTGCTAATAATCGATGCCTCCAGGTTTGTGAAACCTGCGGCTGTGAACGCTGTTACGAAATCCTCAGCGTCACCCAGTGTAGAACCATCACCTGAGATCATTGTAACTGTTTTAGCAGTGTCCAGTGCCTCTTGGTTTTTCAATGATTCTCTGACTGTGAACGTTTCGTTTGCTGTGAAACTTGGACTTGTTGTTTTTGATCTGATTACAGTTTGACCACCTTCGTATCTGAACAGTTGGAAGTCACCCACGTTTGGTGTAGTGTCTGACTGTCCGTCAACTGATTGTTCAGTGATGTTAAATTGTGTGTAAAGTGTCCCTGCTGTTAGACTTGTACCTCCATTTGCTGGATCTATGTTGTAGATCGCTGAATGGTTGGTGGCATACAATGGAGCAGAAACTGTTCCAAAACTAGCACTTGATGAGCTGTAAAGTTTGGCAACGATGTTGGCGCCTGAATTGGCGTTTGTCGTCTTGAACCACACTGATCCGTTTGGTCTGTTCTCGTCTGCTGTCTTCCAAGTCGGTCTGTTGGTGTGTTTTGCTTGTAGGAATTTCACGCCGTTTTTTGTGCCAGCTGTGATCCCTAATGAAGCAAGTGTTCCAGTGCCTTCTTCAAATCTAATTGTATTAAATCCTGCTGTTGAATCACCGAAGCCTAATCCATTATGGAAGATTTCTAAGTTACCTGTTGTGGCGTTAACACTTGCTGACACACCAGGAACGTTAGCATTAGTAAATGCAGTTGCCACATCAGATAATGCGGTTCCTGCCGGTTGAACTGTTACACCGTTTACAGACATGTTTTGTCCTGAAACGACTGTAGTTCCACTAGCAACTGTGATAACCGGTAAGCTCAAATGCCATGCGCTTGAACCTAACTGTACCCAGGTGTTGCTTGAGTTCTTGTAATAGATCTTGTTCGAAACGTGTGTTGTGTTGATCGCGTAATTGCCCTGTGATCCTACTGATGTTTTCGGAGCACCTGTTGAAACGTTACCTACCAGGTCAGTAACTGCCGTGATCAACGTTGGTGTGATTGTAGTGAATGCTTGATCAGTTTGGCTCCACTCGAAGATACCGTAACTGGTAGATGCAAGGTCAAACCAGTATGTGCCATCTGTTGGTGCCGCTGTTGGAGCCGAAGCACTTCCGATTAATTCTGAAGTGTCAACGTTAGCTCTTAAAACGTATGCTCTGTTGGCCACTCCTAGGAAACTGTATGCGGCCTGTAGACCCCATTCATTCAATTCATAACCGTGTAGTGAATTTCCTGCGGCGTCAGTGTAGAATTTTGGATCTCCAAAAGTCTCTGTTAATTCTCTCTGTGATGAGATAAGGTAAGCAGTGTTGGCGTTGGCTGTTGTTGTTCCTGCCGCAGTTCCGTCTCCCGCTCCGTTTGCCTTATCCTGTGATGATGCTACTATGAATAGTGGTGTTGTACCCGCATCTGATGGTACGTAGAAACTCTCGTTTATTACTGAAACTTCTACTCCTGGTGATGTTAAAGCCATTTTTCGTATTCTCCTTGCAAGTTACGTGTATACTAGAGTTATTTATTATATCGTACGGTTTTTACGACAGAATTTACCATTTTCTTGGTGCCTATATAGGCGACGTAAATATGCGTATGCGATATAAGGACAGACCCATATGTAAGCAGTGTAAAAGCAAACCCAGGGCGTATGCCTACAGGAGGTACGACAGGATATACTGGCGTAGTTTGTGTGACACCTGCAATAGGAAAAAGGAAGGAAAGCGTGTGGGAGGTGTGACACCTTTACAAAGATCAGGATACAAGAAACACAAAAAGTGTGAACTTTGTGGATTTAAGGCACAGCAAGTGAGCCAATTGGATGTGCTTTTCTTGGACGGAAATATGAGGAACACTTCGGTGAATAATTTGAAGACT